TTCTATCATAGGATGTAGAATTTTTCTATCCCATGGCGGATTTGTAATTATATATTCAGACTCTTCCAACTCATAACTTGTCAATGTAGAGTAATCATATTTTAACACACCTTTATTCTGTGGTTCAATATCACTTGCCCATGTGCATACAGCACCATCTACCAGTGTTTCTATATGGTTTACTAATACACCATCACCCGCACATGGTTCTGCAAAATCAAAGGCCTTTGGTAAATGTTCTAAAAGAGGCTCTAATGCTTCAATAGGCGTAGGATAAAAATCTCTTGGTTTTCTTTCAAAGTTTGATCGTTTTCCCATTATTCTTCCACATGACTAAAGTTTTTAATCTTATTGAATCGTATTGTGCTTCTAAACTTATCAACCAACTGATCTTGTTTATGACTGATCACAAATACATTCTCATCACTCAATGTATTAAGAATTTTTAAGAACTCATCTGTGCCTGTACCGTCTAATGAACTATCAAAAATTTCATCTAAAATAAGAAGATTGGTATTGGTACTGTTCTTCATCTTTGCAACTGCTCTCCAAGTGAATAGTAGTGCAAGGTCAATACGCATCTTCTCACCTTCACTGAATGATGTATATGAAAAATCATCACGGTAACGTGACTTAATTGTTTCCTCAAAATTTTCATCTAGAGTAAAGTTGACATAGAACTCCATTGATGTAAGATAGGTATTAATCAACTTGTTCATGATAGGAAGATACTGCTTAATGATCTTGGTTTTGATACCTGTATCTTGAAGCATACTTCTAGAAGCTTCTGAATATGTCTTTTCTTCTTTTAGTTTTGATTTTGTTTTTAGTAAATCATTTAGAGATTCTTGTAAACGTTTAACTTCATTATGATCACTTTTTTCTACATTACCGTTTTTTAAACTGTCATGTTCAGAACGTAATTTAGCGTTAAATTTTTCTAACTGATTAATAGAACTATTTTCTTTTGCAATCTCAACATTATTTGTTTGGATATTTTTATTAACCTCGTTAATAATATTAATTTTTGCTTCAGTTGCATTCAACTCATCTACAAGTTCTTTCATACCAGAAACTATTTTATCTGATTTAGAATTTTCAGTAGTTATCATTCCACTCTTAAAAGATTCATTAATATGTTGTTGACATGTAGGGCAATCTTCATTACTCTCAAAAAATTTAATTAGTCGAGTATGTGATCTATGTTTCTCTTTTAATTGTGAATGAATATCTTTAAGCTTATTATATTTATTCTTAACCTTTGTAGAATTTTCAATCTTAGTATGCATATCATTGGCATCATCTTGAAGATCAGAAATACGTCTACGCTTCTTAAAAATTTCTTCCTCATTAATTTCAATAAGATTATTTTTTTCAATTAAAAGCTTTCTTTTATTTTCTTCACGGTCTTCTACATATTTTTCTTTAAGATTAGCTTCTTGTTCAACTAAGCGGTACTTATGATCTACTTCTCTATAATCTTCATCAATAGTTTTTAATCTTTGTTTAAGAAGCATATTCATTAAAGAGAAAATTTGGATATCTAAAATCTCTTCAACAACTTCACGCCGATGACGACCCTTTAACTGCATGAATGGAATAAATGTAGATGAACCAAGAATGACAACTTGTGTAAAACTACGATAGTTCAACTTTAAAATTTGTTGTTCTAAATACTTTTGGTAATCTCTAGCATTAGCATCTTGATTATACATCTTATCATTAATATAAATCTCAAACACATTTGGTTTGATTCCACGAATGACCTTAACATTCTTCGAACCAATAGAAAACTCTACTTCAACCATCGCAGCAGTACCATTGACAGTATTTACTAGTTGTGTCTTGTTGATATTACGAAAGGCCTTACCAAACAAACCAAAACATAATGCATCAAGAATCGTAGATTTACCAGCACCATTCTCACCAATAATAAGAGTAGTGGAGTCTTTATTAAGTTCTATTTCTGTGAATGTATTTCCTGTTGAAAGAAAATTTCTCCATCTCACCGTCTTAAATATAATCAAATTTCCAAGTCCCGTTTATTACGAATTGATGTGCCACTAATGCTTTCAATTTCTTTATCAAAGTTTTCTTGTTCAATAACATAACCAACATCTCTACCGTATGTAATATTAACAATGTTGGGAACGTCCATAATTTCAAAATCTAAATCATAGGTATAACCATGTTTCTCTAAATCACGAATCATATTTTGTCTATCGTGGTGTTCTTCACCTGTATCACGAACCATTATAACAACTTGGCCAGTCTTTCCATGAGCCCGTTTGAAAAGCTCTCTGTGTCCATCGTGCCAAGGTTGAAATCTTCCAAGCATTTGAACAGTTGGTTTTCGTCTATCCATTTCGTAACTCTCAGGTTGTGATTTTTTAATGGTGCTTCAAACAACTTATTTGTATCTCCGTAACGTCCTTCTTTTATAGTATCCATCCAAACAATTTTATCTGGATTGAAATTGTGTCGCAAAGAAGGCAAAGGACAAACATATGCAGAAATACTTATAGGGTCTATTTCTGCAAGCGTTCTCATTCTTTCTGTTTGTATTGCTCTACCAGCGATAGAGAAATCCCAATCGTTATAAACTTCTCTGACAACATCTGCATCCCAGAAAGGAATTGAAAAGTGTTTTGCAATACGATTACCTAACCAAGTTTTACCAGAGCCAGGCAGTCCCATAATTAAAATTTTCATATTTCCAAATCCTGGGCTTCAGTATATAGAGTTCTCATTGTATTTTTAAGTCTACTTTTACTTAGGGTAACATCCAGATCATCAATGTAACGTTCAAGCAACGTCATCGTGTCTTCTGTATTCTCAACGATATCATCAGATACATTGTTAGCATTCAGTTCAGAGAAGTCCTCAATGATCTTGACCTCGTAACAATCAGCTTGCAACAACTTATCTACAAACTGATCAAACTGATAAAGGTCTTTCTTATTGACCACAACCAGTTTAACATACTTATCTTTGTACGGCGACATATCAAAATTATCATATGATTTATTACTATCGTCATAGAAAATCTTAGAGAAAATTTTAAGAGGATTGATAATCCGTTCTAGCTCTCTCTTCTCTGTATCAAACACATGAAACCCCTTTGGATCATTCCAATCATTCCAATAGATTTCATATGGTGTGCCAAGATAATAAATTTGACCGTCATCTGATTTATGATGGTAGTGACCACTCATCACCATATCAAATCTTTTAAACTCTTGTTTGTCCCAACCATGATCCATGACCAGGCCCTTCTGCATTTCAAAACCATTCAATTCTAAATGACCCATGCAAACTTGAGCATCAGAAGTTTTCAACATATTTGTAGTATGACTCATATTGTCTGCATTTATCCAAGGCACAAATAAAATCTTAAACCCATCAAATTCTACTTCTGTTGATTTATCATATACCTTAATATTATTGTGACGGCCGTCTACAAGTTCCTGTAGTGAGTTTACATCGTTGGTGTTCTTATAAAAGGTATCATGGTTCCCAACTAACATATGAAAATTAATATTTTCAAATCTGTTGATGAATCTTTCACGAAAATCTTTAGCAATACGATAAGAAACATATTTCCTTCTGTCCATCACATCGCCAAGATGTATGACATCGGTTATACCATGTTCCTTTAGGTATGGGAAAAATTGATTCTCATAAAAATTAAAAAAGTATTCATTGAAATTAGAGTTGTCATTTCTAGCTCCGAAATGTGTATCTGTAATTAATGCTATTTTCATATATTTTATAAACCTATATTTTTTCTCTAATATTATTTTCTATTTCTTTTACTCTGCGTTCAAGAACACTAACAGCAGTACGAAGATTGCCCGTGTCATGATCAGTATATTTATTTTTAATAATATCAATTTCTCTCTCAAGAACACGCATGTGTGTCAAATCATCATAAATCATTCTTCATTCTCCATAAATACTTCAAGACCCTTTGGTGTTACTGTTTCTTTTTTCTTAGGTTTATATACATCTTCATCAGGAAGCATACTGTTCATCAAGGTTTCATCCATACTATAAACTGTTGTATCACCTGGCATAGTAGTATAAGCTTCATAATGTTGTTTCTGTATAGATTGATGTTTTATATGAACCTGTTTCTTCTCAGAAGCAATTCTTCGAAGGAATGCATAATAAATTATTTGAGTAAAATAAGCAAAAGGATTTTTAGATTTCTCAGGATTAAAATTGTATGCGTATTGTAGACAGTTTTGAATACCATCAGAAATCATTTCATCTCTATAAGAATAATTAATAAAATTAGGTCTATAAGATAGATGAGTAGCAATCTTTAAAAAACACTCACCAATATAATTTGTTAATGGTGGATTTAATTCACCTTGTTCTTCTGCTTCTTTGCATTTGTCTCTCCACTCTGACATTGCTACCAGAAATGCTTTATTATCAACATAATGCACACTTTTCTTTTTAGCCATAGTTACTCCTTTAATCTATATTGATACTAACAGAGTTAAACATTATTGTCAATGAACCTTTTAATTTTATTAGTTATAAAAAGAGTATTGACTCTACGATAAAATGTGTATATACTACGCTTGTAGTCGGTTGATGATAAATTATAGAGTATAGCTTAGTGTATAGTATGATTAGGATTATTAGGATCAGTTAGTTCATCCAATGCTTCCTCTATAGCTTCTTCTTCTTCTAGTGCAGCAATCTCATCTAAATCTTCATCGGTAGGTTCAGACATACTATAATGATCTTCTTCATTAAAATCTAGTCTAGCTACACAATACAAATAATATTTAATTAAACCAGTTGATGCTTTAGTAGACATAACTACATTACTTGGATTAATATCAATATATTCTTCTTCTGTCATAATAGGATGAATCCATGGCGATAAATTTAAATTTGATCCCGTTGTTACCATTTCTAATGGATAACTTATTTGTATAGCACTACTAAAATCATATAATTCATTATTATTTAATACTGATCCAACAACACTCTCTCCGCTAGATAGTTTAAAAACCCTAATTGAATCTTTCATAACTTTATCCTGTCTATTTTAAAATTAAACATCTGTTCCTTGTATATACTTATACGTTCTCTCATATGTCTTAGAGTAAAATTAAGCTTCCCATCAATAGAAAGATCATCAGATATATCATAAAGTCGTAATGTTTTTCCATCTCCTGTTTGTCTTAATCCACGGCCAAGAGATTGAAGAACTCTAATTTTACTTTTCGAAGGACTTGCAAATACAATATTACTTATGTTCTTAATATTAATACCAGTGCTGAAAGTTCCATAACTTGCAACTATAATTGCATCCTTTTCATTTTCTACAATTTCTCTAATTTCTTCTCTAGTGTTAGTTGTAACACCACCATATACAAAAAACACCTTCCTGTCTTTGTATTGTTCCTTTACTAAATTATATAAAACTTCACCGTGTTTTTCTACGAATTGAAAAAGGCATAAAGTGTTTCCGTTACAATGACCCATAAGATTAGATAAAAAGGTATTTCTTTGAGTCTTAGTAACGATGTATTCAAGTTCTGCTCCATAGTCAAATTCTTTTACTATTTGTCTATCTTCATCAGGATATTTTAAAACTATACATTTAATTTCTAATGAAGCTAAAGTTTTATTGTCAATTAATTCTTTAGTTGTTATAACATATTTTGCTTTACCAAATAATCCTTCTAACACTAATCTATGTGTTTGAGTTCCATCTAGTGTACCTGTTAATCCAAAACGATATTTACAAACATCAAGTTTTGTCATAATTCCAGTAAGAGATTTTGCTTTAAATAGATGAGCCTCATCACCAAACATAGAACCAAATTGTCTAAAATATGGTTTTGGCATTCTATGAATAGATTGCCAAGTTGATATTACAACGTCTTTAGTTACTTTTTTATCGTGACCAGAATATATTTTTTGACAGTATGTATCAGAGCTCCAACCATAGTCTTCGAAATCTTTATACATTTGTTCAACCAGAGATGTAGTTGGTACTAATATTAAAGTTTTTAATCCCATCATATGATAATAACGAACAAGACAATATATAATTAATGACTTGCCTGAAGCAGTAGGAGAAATAAGAAGAGAACGATTTGTGGCAATAGCATGTTTGATTGCATCAAGTTGATAATGACGTACTTCAATTCTGTTTCCATTAAGAGTTGGTTTAAGTCCTCGTATAAATCCAGATACAAATTCTCTTGGTATTTCTCTTTCATTCTTAATTCCATCTTCAATTTCATAATTTACACCATTGTTTTTTAAATATTCTTCTATATATGGTAAAAGTCCCATATAAATTTCACCGTTCATTATATTATATAAACGAATTTTACCATCCCACATACGATTACGAACTGCTGGCATATATTTTGCGCCTGGTACTTCGAAGGTAAAAAAATCATTCAATTCGGCCGCTATTGACGGTTCAATATTATCAAGTTTTATATAAACTTCATCTTTCTTAGATATTAGCATATTGATAATCTTTACGGGAACCATAATCGCCTCTAAGAATCATATTCCAAGAAACACTGGTACGTTCAGTTGATGTAGGTGGAACCCAATGTTGCAACCAAGATGGAAAAAT